CAGCACCGGCAGGTCGATCTCTGACCCCGGCGCGATGACCAACGTCAGCGGGTAGTCACGAGTCGCACCGACCGGGACCGACCGAAGCGCCCACTTGTTGTGCCGGACATCGTAGGCCGTGTGACCCGCGTTCGGCCCCGCCACCCGCACGTTCACCTGCGGCACCGGCCGGTGGAACATCGCGTCGTGCTCGTACTGGTGGTCCAGCAGCCGCGCCGTAACGTGGCCCTTCGCCTCGGACCCGTACTGCGCGCCGACGACTACCTTGATCGACTTCATTTGTCCTGCTTCTCCTCAGGGTGAGAGTTGAACACGTCCTGGTCGGTGTCGAACGACTTCTTAACCGGGTTGTTCTTGAACGTTGCGACCGCTGCAATCACGCACAGCGCCGCGAACCCGGTTGCTGCGATCACAGCCGCGACCGCGAGGATTTGGCCAGTGCTCATCGCTTGTGCCTCCTGTTGATCTGGCGCGACTTGCGTGCGACCCGGTTCTTGGCCCGGTTCTTCCGCTTGACCTTCTCCCTGCGAACCGCGTTGTTCGCAGCGGTGATCGCGCGCTTGTGTCGCAGTCTCCGACGCTCCCGCTCCGGAGTTAGCACCTTGCGCTTCAGCTTGACCACATTACTCTCCTACGCCTTGAAGTCCACGCCGCCTGGCACCTGCGGGAACCAGTCCTTCCACAGCTTGTTCCCGAAGTCCGCGCACGTCTTGGCCATTTGCTCCCCGTGCAACGTATCAGGGAGCAGCAGAACCTGCGAGTCGTGGACTGTCAACACGAGGCCAGCCCCGTATTCGTCCATTCCCTGACCCCGCAGGTACGTATCCGTCGCGTAGATCCAGTCCAACCCGAACTGAGCCAGGTTCCCCTGAACTCGCTGGTTGAACGCCTTGTGCGTCTCCTCGTGCTTGCCGAACCAACGCCGCTCGCCGTTGATCAGCTCCACCCAGCCCTCGCCGTACCGCGCCTGACGGAGCGCCACCCTGCGTGAGGTCTTGTCGATCGCACGACTCCACGCCGGGAACAGGAAGTTCCAGTCCCGCGTGATTCGGATCGACTCCGGCTCAGTCAGCCGGATCCCCGTTTCCTTGCTCACCATCTTGCGGAACGTGTCCGGTCCAGCGCCGAACCCGAGGCTGAAGTTGCCTCGCTTACCAACCTGCCTCCACTTGTCGTGGAAGAGCTTGCTGTCGGGATCCACGTCCGGGAACAGGTTCTTGGTGGTGTAAGTGTGGAGGTCCTCGCCGTTGCGGATCATCTCCAACATCTTCTCGTCGTGCGCAAACAGCGCGCCAACCCGTAGCTCCGCCTGTTGCAAGTCCAGCTCCCACAACTTCCAGCGAACGCCACCCATCTCCAGGCGGGAGACCGCAAGCGCGATCAGGTCGCGTGGCGTCAAGATCCCCGCGAGGATCCCGTGGTCCGACAGCCGGTAGTCCTGCGGGATCGCCTGCAAGTTGACTCGCTCCACCGAAAACCGGCCGGAGACCGTGCCGGTCACCCGGAACCGCGTCCGGAGTCGGCCGTCCGTGCCCATCGCGTTGGCGTAACCGTTGTACCACATGCTGGCAGCGGTCGTTACCTTGTTGTACTCGGCCCAACGCTCCGCGTACGGAACCCGGTCCTCCACCATCCGACCCAAGATCTCCGCCGTCAGGCTAGGAGCGCCACCATCCGTGAGCTGGTAAGCCGGGATATTCGGGTGCTCGACCCCGCGCTTGCTCACTCCCTCCGTGAAGAAGAACGCGTTAGCCGCGTCCCGTGTCGGCGGTTCGAACGGCAGGTTCCGCTCCACTTCACCGGCCCGACGCATGCACTCGTCGCCAGCCTCCCGCGACTCGACCTCAGCATATGGCAACCCCCGCCACTCCATCCGCGTGGTCGGCTTGATCGCCTTCTCCAGACGTCGCAGGATCGCCGCGTAATCCGCGTCCGCAGTCGGCCGGTTGTCGATCTCGTGCACCTGCCACGCCTTGAGCCGGATCGTCAACCGCGCGTCGATGTCGGCGTATTCACCGATCACGTCCCACGGCATCAGGTCCCAGCGACCCTTAGGTAGCTTCGCCTTTTGCAGGTACTTCTTCACCTTCGCCTGCTCGTCGGCCACATCCTCGCCGGTGAGAATGTGCATGACCTCCTTCAATCTAGTAGTCGGCTTGATGCTGTTGCCCAGCGTCATTAACGGCCACAGGTAGTTGGTCACGTTCATGGTGTCCCAAGTCAGGTGCTCCAGCGCTTCCTCGACATGGAACCCACAATCCGGCCACAGACGCGGAGCCTTGGCCCACATCAGGCAGTCGAACGGCCCGTTGTGCATGACCAGGCTACCGACCCGCCGCAGCCAGTCATCCAGCGACCTCCATTCGAACGAGTCCAGGTTGTCCGCCTCGGGCCACAACGCCTCTTGCCCGTTGTCCTCCGGCTTCCCGGCCTTGCCCTGGTCGAACGGCCACGCCACAGATGCGACGTATTCGATCCGGCCGGATGCGTCGATCACTTCTTCCTGGTACGTCAGCCGGTCACTGAACTCGGCCCATTCGCCTTCGTAGTCGATCCACGCCACCGAGGCTGTCGACGCACGTGCGCCGTCGTCTGGGAACAGCCCACTCGTTTCGGTGTCGAAACTCGCCTCGTCCGGCACCAGACCGGTCTTAGCCAGCGCGACGAGATCGCTGGGTCGAAGTCGCTCCATTGGTTGCTCCTCAGGGGAAAGGGATCAGCCCTGGTAGGCGCTGAGCTTGATGTATTCCTCCAGCTTGGCCGGGTCCTTGAAGTCCGGCTCTTCGAACTCGACCGGCGGAAAGCCCAGATCCATCAAGGCCGCCTGGAGCTCCGCGACCTTCTTGGTCTGTTGCGCCATGATCGCGACACCATAGTTGTGCTTGTGCGTGATCTCACGTACCAGCTTTCCGGCTCGCTGCTTCTGGTTGTAGCTGAACCGCTCGATGAACTCGGGGTCCGCGAGCGGTTTGTAGCCGCTGATGTCCGTAGCGTTCGCCTTCACCGACATCTTGTGTCTCCTTTCATGTGGGCAGGCCGCGCCTGCACCGCCAGCCTACCATACCCATTGCCACTCGTCATAGCTACCCACCCCTGTGCTGCCCGTTCTGACTCTCCGGAAGATCGCACCTCGGGCACGTGACGTGTGCCCGTGTGTGTGCCCCCGCACACGCGTGCGAGGTGCGCTATATCCGGAGCATCAGAACATACAGAACAAGATATTTTTCTACGCGGAAGAAGAAGAAGAAGAGCATCAGAACAGAGACCAGAACAGAGACCAGAACAAGCACCAGAACAAGATGGTGTCGTCTAGTCGCTGCCACCTACTCCCCTAATATAACTGAGAGGGTGCTGTTCTGCCCGCTGTACTGGGCCGCTGTTCTGGGCTCTGTAACATGCATCCAGAACAGCTCCCTGACACAGCACCCTCTCTCGTGTTACCAAACTTTACTTTGAGCCCTGCGCTCTCTCGATTACCAACTCAGCCACCTCGCCAGTCAGCTTCTTGTAGTACGCGAGCCCGCCGTTCTGGACCCGGACCCGCTTAGACCGAGCCCCGAGAACCTCCGCCTGGTCGGTTAGAGCGATCGCCGTCTGGGTCCTCTTCTCAATCCGGCCGCCTTGTTCCCGTGTCCAGGCCTGCGCCAACAGGTCCGTGTTGAAATAGACCTCCAGCTCCCGCTCCCCGAACAACGCCTGCTTAGCCGACCCGCGAGCGTAGTTCTTGACATACGCCGGTGTCGCGATCCCACGCTCGTCGGCCGCAGCCGTCGCCTTGTCCGGGTAGTTCCACTGACGCAAAGCCCACGGCAAGATCTCCAGCGTCAGAGCGTTGTCACCTTGAACACCGGATTGGGATCCTGCGTCACCGGCAACCCACGCATCAATCCGACTACCGTGTACCCCGGATCCCTCCCAGGCACTTCGAAGATCGGCAGGAGACGTCGCCAGGAGGGCATCCAGAAGTCGGCCTCCCGTTCTAAGGATAGCGAACTTGTCACCGCTTCGTCCAGACCCCACGCGAAGTGCTGGGAGGAGTGACACCGCGTCGTCAGCGTAAAGCAGAGCCGACTTAACGAGCCAGCCTGCAACAGCTGAGAGACCGTCTGGGTACTTTTCCCGCAGTTGAAGCACATCGTCCCACTGGGGTCGAGAAGCATCCCTAAGCGACATTCGTCCGGTCGGACTTCCAGCCTTGAGAATAACGGCTCGGTCGAGTAGAGCCTTCTGCGTACCGAGTCCAAGAGCCTCACCGCTGATGACGATAGGCGAGACGATGGTGGCGCTTCTGATTGATTCACGGTCTTCCGCCATTTTGGCTAGCGTGCCGCCGGACGTCGCAGCCCGGATCAGCTCCATCAGGTTGGACGGGTCGTCCAGGTCGTCGACCCAGACGATCCCGTTACGGTGACTCGCCGCGATGTTCCGCAGCGAAGCCATGGTCGGGTTCATCTCCCCGCTCGTGTTGCCGTTGAGCTCGATCATCTGAGCGAAGAACCCGTTCGTCTTGCCGGACTCGCTCGGAGCCTCGACCGCCATGAACGGGAACAGCGCCGTCCGGCGCTCGATCTGCGGTTTGATCAGACACGCGGCCCACCACGCGCCGAACACCGCCGTGACGTCCTCGAAGTGGAAGGTCATGACCTCCGCCAGGACCCGCCGCGCCTCGTCCTCATCCGCACCGAACCCGTAGCGGTGCGGCGCAACGCCACCAGTCAGCAGTGTGGGGTTCGCGATCACGCCGCACTGGCTGGATTCGAAGACCTCGTCGCCGGTGATCACGCCGTCATGCGTGATGAACCCGCCTTCACCGCCGATGATCTCCTCGTCCCAACCCAGCGTCTTCGCTACCTTCACGATCGGCGGGTGCTGAGACTCGAGGTAACGCTGCAACCGCAGGCCAGGGCTGCCGTCCTTCGGCGACATCTTCACTGGCGGCAGGATCGTGCATGCCATTGCCGAGAAGAAAGACCGGAGCTTCCGGTCGTCACCGAACGTCGCGCCAGGGATGACCGTGTCGATCTCTTCGACGTCCCCGACACCACGACGCTTACGCCGGATCTTCACCCAATACGTCCGCGCCGCACCTTCCTCGACCATCACGCCTTTCGCTACGAGATCGAAATCAGCGTATTCCTCCAAATCGTAGCTGGTCGTGCCGGTCTCGTCCTTGGTAGCGACCTGTGTCATGATCACGGTGTTGCCGGACTTCAACCAGCCGCACGACGCGTCGAGCGCACGCTCCGGATTGCGTGTGTGCTCACCCCGCCACACCGACCTGACGACCTTGTCGAACTCCGCGTCGTCCAGCGGGTCACCCATCAACAGGTTGGCCTGGTGGCAGTGCGCCGTGTACAGGTCTTCCATGTTGTGGTAGGTCTTGGCGTAGTGACCGGCCACCCGCGTCAGCCAGTCGTTGCGTCCCGTGCCCTCACCGCCAGGCGGCCGTGACAGCAGCGTGGTGAGCATGCTCCTGGTAGCCGCACTGGCCTGCCCAGCATCGTCCGTGCCCGCTCCTGACTTAGGCGCGTGCGCACGCAGGGACCCGTCCAGCAGGGCTGGTGGCGCGTCGGCCGCACTGGAAAGCGGCTTTTCCCACGTGTAAATGTGGCCGGACTCGTGGGTTGACGGTGGCGCTATTACGCCGGTGCCGTCCGCACGCACATCGAAGCTGATCCCGTTTGGGTCGTCCTCCTTGTCGGGGTGTACTGACCATGAGTGGACCGGATGATCGTCCGGCCAACTGTCAGGGATCTTGAACCAGTAGTGCGTGCCTTTGCTCGTCTTGACCTGAGCGGCCGAGTCCAGAACTTCGTCGCTGAGCTGTTCCCGCCACCAGGCATCGCCAGCCTCCGTGTCGCAGTCGATGACAATCACTCGCGACATCAGACCTGTCATGACCCAATAATTGCGCTGTCCCGAGCCTCCGAACCACTGGGACAGCATCGATTCGGTCTTGACCTTCTGATAGTTCTGCCACTTGACAATCGGCGCTTTCTGCTTGTACCGCGCCGGTAGGACGTTCAGGCCCCACCCAGCCAGACTTTGTGCCGTAGCCAATGAGTCGACTGGATTGGACAGTTTCGCCATGTTCACCCCATCCCTGTTCAAAGACGCCGATGGGGACGGACCGCGTCTGCGATCCGCCCCCGCCGGTCAGTAGGCCGACGTCAGAAGTCGTCGTCCGGGTCTTCCGCATCTTCGTGGTCCACCGAGTCGAGCGTGTAGAAGCCGGTGATCTGGTTGCCCAGTTGGCCCTTGCGTTTCCCGGCGTTGATGGTCTCGACGGACAGCGCGATGATGCACCGTTCGCCGATCATCTCGTCGGTGTCCGAGTCCGTGGTGTAGCCGAACGCCTCGAAGAACTGCTTGATCTTCCCAGCGAGGAACTCGTTCCGGGCAGCCCAGGCCTCTTCGAGGGTCTGCCCCTTCTTGAGGCCCTTGGCCGGACCCTTGTAGTCGTCCGGGACCTTCTTGTCGTCGCCGGGGAGGACGAGGTTGGTGAACTGCCGACCCGGCTGGACGTTGCCCTCCAGGTCGGTGATGTCCTCCATCTCGACACCCCACATCGCCGCACCGCTGGACTGCGCGATGCGGTCCTCGACACCGGCCAACGTGGCGACATACTTCCCGGCCGGGAGCGGCTCGAACCCTTCGGTCGGCTCCGGGGCCTCGTTCGCCTTCTTGGCCATTTTCTTATCGAGCTTCGGCATTTCGTTCTCTTCTCTGCGAGTTGTTACAGTTGATGAAGTTGTTGAGTTGTGTCAGTTGTCGTTGTCCTGCTCGTCCTCCTCGTCATCCTCCGGCTCGTCCTTCGCCGTCTTGACGTCGAGCGACGTCTTGACCGCGTCGTCCAAGTCGTCCTGGAACGGGTCCTCCTCCTCGGTCAGCTCGCCGTGGAGGTAGGCGATGATCCGGTCACCCATCGGCTCCGCCATGATGCGGGGCAAGATGTCGAACCGGTCCTTGACCCGGAAGCGCTTCGACCCCTTGGTCATCGCGCGGAACGGGCCGTCCTCGTCTCCAGCCTTCATGTATAGCGACATGTCGACGTAGCCGAGGATGTCCTGTTGGAGCGCCGGTGTGATGGACGGGCCGACGATCAGCTTCTTGGTCTCGTCGTCCTTGTCCCGGCGTTCGAGGGCCGTGACGAAGAAGTGGCACGGCAGGTCACGGAACTTCCGCAACAGATCGCGGACCATCTTCGACATCGTGCCATAGTCGGCGCGATCGACGAAGTCAGGGTCCGGATCCTTGCCCTGGCGCTGAAGCGCCTTGACGCGCTTCTCCTGAACGCCACCCAGGATGGTCTGGTGAATCTCCGACGCGGAGTCCCAGGAAGTGGCGAACCACGACGTGGGGTCCTTGAGCAGGTCCGCGTGGACGGTGCGGTAGACCTTCTCCAGTGACAGCCGGGTGAGGCGCTGACCCTTCGCGGGGTCCGGCCACAGCATCAGCTTGCTGGTGTCGACGCCACGCTTCTCCAGGGCCTTCCGCTTGACGCCACCCTCAGCGTTGATGATCAGGACCTTGCTGCCCTGCGGCGCGATGTTGGCGAGCCGGGCAATCGACGTCGTCTTGCCCGCACCCTCCCGCCCCCACAGCAGCACGTTGGCGAAATCGGTCGAGTCATCGATCGCGGTGAACCAGTCGCCGGTGTCCGGCTCTTCGCCGGGGTTGACGACCTCCTCGTCGTTGACGAGCGTGTCCTGCTCCGCCGCAGCGGTCTTCTTCGCGACCGACTTCTTGGCGGTCGTTGCTCTGGGCAATGCTGCTCCTAATGGTCTGCCTGGGTCGCCAGGTCGTTTGGGATCCGGCCCCCGCTTGTGGGCTTCCCCTCCGCACGCGCGGGGGCCGGACGACCAGTGGATCACGCACTTTGACGGGGTGTCAAGCGTGCGTTTGGAAGGCTACCGGATCGGGATCAGCGTGACCGAGGCCCAGCCGACCGACAGTTCCGGCTCACCGGCGTAGCCCGAGCCGTCCGCCGCGTACGCGAACGCGATCAGCTTGGTGTGACAGGCCTTGTAGACCGAGTACTTCACCGAGCCGTTGATGGTCACCGAGCGGTCCTTCGCGTCCGGAATGGTGGCGTTCGGACTCATCGCGCCTTCGCCGGTCTTCCACTCGAAGATGCCGTCGTTGTCGCAGTCGCGCCACAGGGACAACTGCGGCTGAACCTGCTTGCCCGCGACCGGCGCGGCGAGCGTCCGATCGACCTGGCCGGAGACGGTGGCGATGAAGGTGCCGGAGAAGCCGGTCAGGTCGATGCCGTCGAGGACAGTGCCGTTGTCGGTGATCGGGCCGCCCTGCTTGACGATCGCCTGGCCCGCGTCGGCGTTCGCGGCAAACGCACGGGTGTTGTCGACCTTCTGCTTGGTCGCGGTGTCGAACGAGTTGTACGAGATCAGCGCCGCGCCGACCGCCTTCGGACCGCCGGTGAGGATGAACGCCAGGGCGAGGCCGAGCACGAGCAGCCAGAGAAACGGGTTATTGTGGAGCTGGGTTCTGGTCTTGATCATTGAAGTTCTTTCTGTAGTTGGTGCGTGAACGCGGGGTACCCTCCCGCTCCCGGTCTTGCGTACTAACATAGCAGGCTGGGCGAGTGACCCCCTGCCAGTGACCGGCCCGCTCGCCGGTTACAGGAGCTCGTATCCGGTAGCGTGCCAGACCTCGCCGTCCTCGTTACCGTCGAGGATCCACTGGATCAGGTCACTCCACTCGAACCCCTTCGGGCTGGCCGGACCGGTCGTGTACCACAGGCCGTCCGATGCGCGAACCGCCGCGTAGGTGTAGCTGGCCGACTGGTTCGAGCTGAACAACTTGTCGAACCAGATCACGTTCGGCTCGCCGTCCTCGACCTCCGGCTCCGGAGGCAGCGCCTCCAGCATCGCGATCCGCTGCTCCAGTCGTTCCGCCTCCTTGCGGTGGCGCGCGGCAACGCGTTCCAGCTGCTCGCGATTGTGATACTTAGCCATCATTTTCCTTAGCTGTGCGCTGGTTCTGGAGGATGGTTTGACAGGGCTCGCATTTCACGCGGCCCTTGGGGGTGACCGGCTCAGGGTCCAGCACCCGCCCACAGAGCGATTCGTTGGGGAACCGCTTTTTCGCGACGTGGGTCGTCATGGCGCGCTTGCCGGTGACGACGCGAATGAACGGGTCCTCGGTCATTCCCACAACCCACATTGCAGCGACTTCAGGAAGAACTTGCGGGTGGCCTGCGCGCCGACCTTCACCTTCGCGTTGGAGTAGTTGCCCTTCTTGACGAGGTGGTACACACCCTCCGCGTCGAAGTAGTACAGCGTCCACCGGCAGTTCTGGACGTCCGACGGTTTCTGCTTGTGCGCGTTGTACGTCCGGTCGAACTTGAGCTTGCCGGACGCTCCCTGATTGGCGTAGTTCTTCGGCCCATTGGGATCGCCGAATTGGGTGATGCCGTCACCCGCGTGGGTGGCCGACCGTGCCGGTCCACCTTCACCGCCGCAACCACCGGCCTGCGTCAGCGGGAGCGCCACCAGGGCTACGGCGGCGATGGACTTGTACGTGTTCACTCGGGTTCCTTAGGTTCGAGGTCCGCTGCGGCGGCCCATTGTTCCCATCGATCTTGCCACGGCGGCTCGTGCTTGGCGGCCCACTGGTCGAACGCCTTCTTCTCGCGGCCGGACGGCTCGTCACTGATCTGCATCGTCAGGTGCGTCCAACAGTACAACCCGCTGACCGCGTCCGACTTCGCCAGCGCCACGAACTTGAACTGGGCCTTGTGCTTGCACTGACGCTTGTGGCGCGTGTTCCTGCCGGTGCCGACCAGCGGACCAGCCCCGGCGTCGCACGATAGCGCGTAGTTGCGACCCAAGTAGGTCAGACGCGGGTGCGACCCGATCCACTGCTTGCGCTCTTCGTTGCCGACGAAGTCGCTGATCTTCGGTTGACGTTCCAGCTTCGGCATATCAGTGCCTCGTCCTGTTCACGGTGAACCCGTACTCGACCATGACCTCGTCCGGGTTCCGGCCGGTCCGCATCAGCAGATGCGGTTCCTTCACGTCGCACTTCCAGCCGCAGGAGCGCGGGTCCGGCGCGGAGTACCGAGCCGCATAAGACGGGTCATCCGGATACGCCGCACGCGCCGCGTAATATGCGTCGAGTGCGAGGTTGTCCAGTTCCTTGTCCATCCGGTTTAGGTACGTCCGGCTCATCCGCGTGTCCAGCGGCATGAACGACTTGTTGCGCTGCGTCCGGTTCGCGTTGTGCAGCGAACCCTGCACCTTGCGGCCGATTGAGCGCATCCCCCACGTGTACAGCCCGAACTGGTCGTCGATTTCGAGATCCATCTTCGACGGCAGGTTCGCGCCGGACTTGTGGTCGATCACCCACAGGTTGCCGGTCGACCACTCGCGCACGAGCAGGTCGATCTTCATCTTGAGATGGTAGCGGCTGGGGTTGCCGTACGCGTCCGGCAGCGGCTGGATGATCTGGTGTTCGACACCGACGACCCGCCAGTCTTCATCGACGCCGTAGTACTCGACGTAGCCGTCGTACATCCACTCGATGAGCTCCTGGACCTCGGACTGCTCGCCGGTGGTCGGATGCACCAAGTACGCCATGACCTCGTCCCGTGCCCGCTTAAGCGTCTCCGCGACAAGCTTCTTCGGGACCCGGCCCCGGTGCGCGTCCTGTACCTCCTTGATAACGCGGTAGTGCGCCTCCATCACCAGGTGGTACAGCGAGCCCTTATCGAGCGCGCTGCCCGGTTTGGTCGGCTTGGTCCACCGGCGCTGGTACAGCAGGTGATGTTTGAGCGGGCACTGCCGGAAAGTGTCCAGCTCCGAGTACGACACGATCTGAATCGAGTCCGGCGGGATGATGTCGTACGGCTTCGCCACCCGCTTGGCGACCTTCTTCGTCGCGGCCTTGGGCATCAGGTCACTCCGGCAGCGCGTCGTCGTTGATCAGGCCCCAGAAGTTGCCGCCGTTGGGGTTGGCGAACACCTGAAAGGTCTTCTCGTCGGATACGTATCGTTCGCCGACGTACCGGGTGCTGGGGTCCGGCAACTTGGCCGCCTTGATCTCTGCCCACTCGACGGGGGTCGGCCAGTCCGGCTTGGCCTCATTCTCCGCGTCGGTCTGACCGCCGGACAGGTCCGACTCTTCGAGCATTCCCGGCAGGCCGTCCGGGGTCGCCAGCCGTTCCGACCCGTGTGACTCGTGCTCCCACGGGACGTCGAAGGACGACTTCGCGTCCTCCGGGTTGAGGTCCTTCGCCTCGCGCGTCGGCGCGTGGATCGGGCAGTCCGGGTGGCCGCAGTCCTCCGAATTGCGGCCGAGCCACTCGAATAAGCTCGGGACCTGCTCCCTCGGAATCTCCAACGCTGAAGCGAACCCAGGGATTCTTCCCGGCTGGTCGTCGCCGAGGATCCAGTCCGCCGTCTTCAGCAGGTCGTCGACTCCCTGGATCTCAGTCGGCGGCTTCTTGATGTTCCACAGCGCCTGCGAGGCCGACAACACAGCGGCAGCCGACTGGAGCGCCTTCTCCCGCGCCTGCTGATACGGGCTCAGCGGCGAGTTGCCGTAGTTCCACTCCGGACGCGGGTTGGTGGCGTCGTTGCTCTTGGTCATTGCGATCCTTCCTGGTGCGGGTTACCGGCACATGCCGGGGTTGCAGGTACTACCCTATCATGGGGGTTGCTCGTGGGACAAGCTACTCGTTGCCGTAGATCACCTTCGATAGACGGCCCGATTCCGAACCTTCGAGGATGTAATACCAGCCGTGGAGCTCCGCCGACACGACATGACCTCTACCGCCGTAGAGCTCCCGGTCGATCGGCTTCGCGACCGACTTGATGCCCTTCCCTCGGAGGATCCCGGCAGTCGGCTTCTGGATGTCCGCCGGTTGCTCGATCATCAACGTCGGTAGCCAGCCGATGTCTTTGTCCTGGCAAGACGCGCCACGCAGCTCGCAGGTCGTCATCTGACCCGCGTTCAACGCGCGCGTGTGGAGGTAACAGTGCTCGTTGTGCCGCCGGACCACGAACTTCATCTGGCCGATCAGCTGCACCGCCTCGAACTCCGACCCGGTCTTCTCCAGCGCCTTGTCGTTGTAGAGACGCCACTTTTCGTAGACCAGGATCGGGACCTCGTTGTCCATAACCGACTCCGCCAGTGAGTCGATGAACCCGGCATTGTCGTTGTCGAACTCGACCGCGCCGACACACTCCCACCCCCATTTGTTGTCGGCCGGGTCGAAGAACGCCACGCCGGTCCAGCGGTCGCCGGGGTCAATCGCCGTCAGCACCGACACAGTCGTCCTCCTCCGCCTCGGCCGCCAGCCTCGCCGCCTCCGCAGCCTCGTAAGCGTGCCAGCGCCGGTGCGCATGGGCGAAATCCTCCGAATTCGCGAAGATCTCGTACGACAGGATGTTGCGCCAGGTCCAGATGATCCGGCCTGTGGGAGTCGACACCAACAGACCCGAGCCGATCGGACGCCAGCCCCTCGGCATGTCCCGGTTCAGGTACGTGTGCTGAGTTCCGTGGATCGTGGTGATCACCAACCAGCCGTCCGGGATCGGCTTCTGTACTGGTGGCGTTTTGCGCGGCGGGAAGACGCTTGCCGGGGTGACGGGAACGCCACCCACCCGGAGCGGGCTCCCTTTGGGGATGTTCTCCCCCGCAACGTACTCCGGTGGTTTTCGCAACGGTACATCATCAATCGGCATGGTGCTTCCTTCCTGGGAATCTTGAACGTCGACAACTCTGGTCGGCGTGGACCCACTCATCGTAGTAGGCCGATTTGGTATCGCGCTCAAGCGCGAACCCGCGAATCCCGCCGCAGCGGCATGGAGGCGGGCCGTTCTCGTGTTCATCAATGGCCTCGAAGATATCGATCTGGCCGGGGATCTGCTTCACACGCCGTTCGGCTTCATGTAGACGGAGTGCTTCGTCTCGTTGTAGGAGATCTCCTCCGACGCGTGGATAGTCACCGAGCCGGACGGGGATTTTACCCGCAGGAACATGAACGTCTTACCGTTGATACGGCGCCTGTGCGTCTCCAACGTGAACCCCAGCCCGACGTCCGTAGGGCCTTCGACGTCGTAGCGTGGGCCGATCTTGATCTTGCGCATCAGACGACGGCGTTCGGGGTGAGCCGCAGCCAGTCCAGCACGTCTCCCATGACACGGGAGACGATCGCGGCGACGTCGTCCTGCACCTCCGTGCGCTGGAACCGGCTCAGCGCGCGGAAGATTCCCCAGCCCCGCCAGTCCGGGAGCTTGCCCAACAGCTTCGTGATCTTCATTCTCTGTCCCTAAGGTGCGGTGATATGGATCCGGCCCCTGCTCGACGGAGGGGAGCAGGGGCCGGTTGCAGGTTACCCTGCCAGGGGAACGAGGTTGGTCAGGCCTCGTCGTCCGCGTCGGCGGCGGTCGCCTTGTTCTTGGCCGGGGCCTTGGCCTTCTCGGCCTTGGCCTTCGCCTTCTCGGCCTCGGCCTCCTTGGCCTTCTCGACGCGGGCCTGGGCGAGGCCGACGGCCTTCTCGAACTTCGCGACCAGCTTGTCGCTGACGCCGTCCGTACGCATCTTCTTGATCGCCGCGTCCTGGGCCTTCTTGGTGAACTTGGCCTCCTGGACCTCGGCCACCAGCAGGCTGACGTACTTGGCGTCCATGCCGGGGGCGAACAGGCCGCCCTTGGTCGGCTTGCCGGTGACCAGGCAGGTGCCGGTCTTCTCGACCTTCTCGCGCTTGGCCTTGGTTTCGGTGGCGGTAGCCATTGATGCTCTCTCCCTTGCTTGGATCATGGCCTGGTACTGGGGGTCAGCTTCCAGGCGCGCCCGAACACGTCCGTCGCATTCGGACCCGGAGAGGCAGAGCCAGCTTTCGCCGATCTCGTCCTCACGCCGGTTGTAACACTTGAGGCAACGCTTCGTGCCGCAGCGTTCCCCTTCCTCGCAGGGACAGATCCGAACTCCCTTGCGGCCGGATCGCGTTCCGCCGGGACAGCGGCTGTGTGTTCCGGTCGCGCAAAACCCGCAGACGCGTGAGCTCAACATCACCATGTCAAGATCGCTTTTCGTGCCGGGTGTGACGCGGGGAATTGCTGGTGCGGTCATTCGGTTCTCTCCTGCTGTGAGGTTGTATCGTATCGTACGAGTTGGGTCTCGCACAATTCCCTGTCTCCGGACAGGTGGCACGGGCTTCGAGGACAGGAGGACTCGAAACCCGCGCGACCTAGCCGGGTCGCGGCCGGTCAGTTTGTGGGTTCGCCGCCCTCGGCGTTGCCGGGGTCGGCCGGGACGTTCTGCTCCGGGTTCGCCGTCGCGTCCTCCGGGTCCGGCCCCTCGCCGGTCCCGACGACCCGCGCGGCCTTGACCTCGCCGTACTCGGTGATGGAGTTGATGACGTCCTGCTGGTTGCCGTCGTCGTAGACGTCGAAGTCGTCGTCGAACCGGATCTCGATGGTAAGGTACTTCGCCATGTGTTGCCTCCTAGCTGGGGTGCAGTGCGTTACAGGGACCACCCTATCATAGGCATTGCCTATGACACCAGTACCGGCGCGTCGTCCGTTAGATGATCTCCATGAACTCTGCTGCCGTCAAGGCGCGCATCTGCCGGTCGGTCTTGGTGGCGAGAAGCCGTTGCTTCTTCATGTCCACCGAGTTGGGAGTGCGGTAGCGCCGGACCGTAACCGGCCGCTCCTGACCCATGCGATGCACGCGGAATACCGCCTGCTCGTTGCGGTAGCTCTTGAAGCTGTCCTCCACGAAAATCGCCATGTCCGCTTCGACCAGCGTGTGGCCCTCCGCCAGCGTGTCCAGCGAGCCGACCAGCACTGGTAACTTACCAGACTTGAACGATCTGATCGCAGTCATCCTCTCCCCGGAAGGAATGTCGCCATGGACAATACCGACACCAAGCCCCAAGCTCCTGGCCACGTCCGCACACGCCTCCACCGTATCTTTGTAATGGGCAAACACCAACGTCGGCCGGGATCGGTTTTCGAGGTCGTACCGCAGCTGCTCCAGCTTCCCTCCTCTCGCGTTCCCTTGCATAGTAAGCAACCAAGGACTCGTCGTGATCTTGTGAAGCTGAACGTTCTTGCTTCCCTGGTTCCACGCGACGACCTCCTGACCTTCGTACTGAGCGTAGAACTCGTTCTTGAGACCGAGGTAGAGCTTCTTGGTAGCGGCATCCATCGGCGTCTTGACGTCCTGGAAGGTGACTTCAGGCAGGTCGAGGCAATCCTCGCGCCACCGACGCAAGTACTTGCCGTCCAAGTTCTTGCTGGCGAACTCAAGGTAATGTTCACATGGATCAGCGGCCGGCCGTGCCAAACATTCCTTAAGCTGCTTCGGCGTACGCGAACACATGAGCAACTCGCCAGCAACCGGCGAGCCGTTACTCCAGCGCGTCGGCCGACAATCGAACCATTCCTCCGCCCAACGCCAGAACGAGCCAAGATCGCCGCCAGGGTGCGACTCCTGTGGCGAGATCAGCTGAAGTACGCGGAAGATCTCGTGAGCCCAGTTCGGAAACGGCGTGCCGGACATCGCCAGCATCTGGTCCGAGTGGCGCGCGATCTCCAGCGCTGCCCACGACTTCATGTTCGGCCGCTTCGGCGTGTCGCGGCCCTTGACCACGTGGACCTCGTCGAATACGACCGCGTCCCAGCGGCCCTTGACCTTCGGCCGCAGGACCTTGACGGGGGCCATGCCCTTGCCCTTCGACCGGAAGTCGTTTAGTTGGGAGTAGGGGACGACGGTCCACTTGCTGGGGTCGGCGGACCACTTTTCGAGCTCGTCTTCCCAGGTGCCGCCTTCAATGACGAGTCCGGGGGCAACGACCAGATTCCGACCTCCGTCGAAAGCCTCGATCGCTTGACGCGTCTTACCCAGACCCGGTTCGTCAGCCAAAAGCCCGCGTCGAGCGCGTCGGATCCACTCGATTCCTTCACGCTGGTGTTCCTTCAGCGGCAGGCTGCTCGTCATCGTCTTCCCTTCCGTACGCAGCGACGAGGAACTTCTCGAAGTCTTGATGGTACTGACCGATCTTCCACGACATCGCTTGAGCTATCAGTTCCCAGCCCATGGTCTCCGAGATCTTGAGCATCTGAGCCAGGCTCGGCGTGCGATCGCCAGAACGCCACCGGCTCACGGTCGTGTGCTGGACATCAAGCTTCTTAGCGATGTCCACGTTTGAAATCTTCGCGCGCATTTCGCACCTGTCTTGTGTAGTAGGTGACATTCGTGTTTTAATATCCTTGTGCGACCTTCGGGGCTCCGTTGGTGCGGCGTGGGATGGGTTGCCACCTCAGGGGAAAGGACCCCGGCGAGATTTTGGGACTCGCCGGGGTTCCTTCATGTTCAGCCGTCGAGCTCCCGCCGGAGGGCTTCCCGGTCGTTGAACAGCGACAGACCACGTTCGTAGCGGAAGTTGTTCACCAACCCCAAGATCCGCGTGTAATCCCAACCATCGCTGCGAGCCCACAGACCCGCTTCAACTTGCGCCACCGCGTACGGAAGACCGAGGCCTTGTAGTCGATACTGCATCAGCGCCGAGTCCTGTGACACATCGACGTGCTTGACCATCTGCGCCGTGTTGACCTCCAGGCCTTCAAGGATCTTGATCGCCTCGCTGGTCATGAACGCCACTAGATGCGACAGGTCCGGCACGGCGACTCGCTCGACAGACGAGTTCGAAATGTCGCGCTCATGATGCAGCGCACCGGCGGACTCTGCGACCGCCGCGAAGTTCGAGCGCACCAAGCGTCCCATTCCGCTGAGGCGTTCCGAGCCGATTGGATTGCGCTTATGCGGGATAGCGCTGCTGCCAACCCGATCACGTGCCGCTCCCTCCGCGAGCTCTCCGACTTCCGTCCGGCTGCTCAGCCGAACCTCCAGCGCGATCTCTTCGACCAGCGAGGCCACCGCGACCAGCCAGCCCGCCCACAAGACCATCCGCTGTCGCGGGATGACCTGTGTGGACGGCAGCATGACAACAGAGTCGCTGGCCCACTGCCTAGCCGCTGCCAACCCGACTTCCCGGCCGAGCAGCCGCATGCTGCCGGTCGCACCGGGAGTCTTGAACACAGCCAACTCGTTTTGTAGGATCCCAGCTTGGTGGCGCAGCGCTGAAATCGTCCCGTTCCAGACAAAGAAACGCCACCCTGCCCGCGTCGGCTCCGCTGCCTGGCCATGTGTCCGGCCGACACGTGGCGTGTCCTTGTATTGCAGATGTAGGCGGGACAACACCTTTGCCAGCGCGATCAACCGCCGTTCGACCAGTTCGACCACCGTCCGTAGCTGGAGGAACAGCACGTTGTCGACCAGGTCGGACGAGGTCAGTCCGCGATGGATCACCGACTGCGCGTGGCTGTCCATGTTCTTGGTCCATGTGTACAGGAACGCCACCACATCGTGGCCGGTCGCCTCCTCCTGCTCCGCGATCTCGGGCATCGTCGGAACGCGGAACTGCCGGATGTGCCGGAGTACCTGGTCGGTTACCGTCTCGTCGCCGAGCTCCCGCCGCGCTTCAAGATACGCCAGCTCGATGTCGCGGTAGTGCTGGAGCCGGTAGTCGTCGCTGAACAGCGTTGTGATGAATGGGTCGCGGTATCGCTCGATCACAGCGCCTCCGTCGACAGGATCACCGTCGGGTTGTCGGCCTCCAGGCCGTCGCGGATCGATGCGACATCGTCCTGCGCGAGGCCGGAGTCGATCAGCATCTCCAGTTTGACCTGCTTGTCACCAGCCTCCGGGTTGTCATAGATGTGTTCGCCGATCATGTTGAACAGCTCAACCAGCGTCATGTCACTCCTCCCCGGAGATGATGAGGTCGCCGCGCTCGACGCGGATGCTCTGTACCGTCTGGGTGTGGACAGCCCCGTCGCCGCCGACCTCCAACACGACGCGCTTGTCGCCATGCGCGTCCATCATCAGCTTGAGTCCCTGCTCAAACTGATCGCCTCTACCGTCAATACCGCGAATTTCCATTGCTCCTCCGTAGGTGCGGGTTGGAGGCACCAGCCTATCACCACCCTTGCCACATAGACAAGCCCCCGGCATCCTTACGGGGGATCGGATGCCAGGGGCTTGCCGCTTTATTACTTCTCTTTCCTCCCGCGAATCATCGCGGTGATGAACCAGCCGATGACGACAGTCGCGCCGACGCCGTACATGATCCACCCGAACCAGTTAACCGCCAGCGGGAGGGTCATCGAGTGGCTGTTTTCGCGCCGACCCCGGACTGGTGGCGTTCTCGATCGCGGGTGCGATCTTGGTCGGTTGCGCGAACCCGTGGTAGGTCACGATCGCCACCGTAAACACCGTCACGATGGACTGTGCGACGTTCGCCAGGTCGAGGTCACCGGCCGCCCAGGTCGTGATGACGCCGAGGATGATCGAGTAGACGAACGTGATCGCCGCGCGAACCTTGGTCGAGAAGCTCGGCCGCTGGATCAGCGGGATGATGAACGTCGCCGAGACGAACGCCAGGATCGCGTTCAGCGCGTCGAGGTTCACGAGATCGTTCGTGGTGTCGACCTCGTTCGCCAGCCGGATCATGTCCGGCATGACCTGGATAATCACGCCGACGTCTCCGGCTTCGTGTTCTCCGCGATCTGCGAGAGCAGCGCGTTGGCCGACTTGTCGTTCGCGGCCTCAGCCGCGTAGAACGCGCGCATGTCGTCCAGCATTGTGTCGCCGGTGCCCGCCTCGTTCTTGAAGAACGCGGCCCAGTACCGGTAGTTGCCGTCGTACACGCCCTTGGCGACGGACGCCTCGAACTCTTCCTTGGTGTTGAACAGTGCCATGATCGCTTCCCAATCATCGAGTGTGGGTGGGGGAGTGGGCGGGGTGACGGTGACACCGGCGTCGAACTTGCCCGCCCGAATCGCCGCGATGGTGAGCTTGCCAGGGCAGCTCGTAGACGGATCCGACGCGGTACCACCCGGCCGGATCGCTCCGTGCCAGGTCGGCCGCTTCGGCATCCGGTAATAGCGCTTGCGGTAGTCGGCCACGACAGCGCGCGACGTTCGCATCATCGCTTCGCTCGGGGCCTCGTTGTTACCGAGGATGAGCAAGATCGCGCCGTATTCCTTGTTGACGACCTGGTCGCCGTTCGCCGCCGACTGGACGTTGATACCACGCAACGTGTAGGCGCGACCGACCTGGTCAACGCCGACCTGGTACGCGATGTCAGACCACCCGCGCGTCTTCATGTGGTAGTCCTGCCAGCCGCGCAGCGCCGACTTGACGCGTCGGAGCCCCGCGTCGCCGGTGGCGTTGATCGGTGCCGCCATGCCGGGGTAGTGGAACGCGACGTTCAGGACGTTGGAGACGATGAGCGCGCGGTTGCCATTGGCAGGGTCGAGGCCGATCTCAGCGCGCGAGATGTAATCAACCATCGTCGCCCTCCTCGTCGTCCTTGTACCACGGCTCGTCGCCGGTGTCGTTGACCCCCGCGTCGCCTTCCTCGATCGGGAAGTCGTCGCTGTCAACGATCGGCTGTGTGCCGTCCGGAACCTCGTCAGGCGTAGGTTCCGGCGCTGGATATGTCATCTTACCTCCTCCTTGCCGGGTGATTCCAGTTAACACTACTGGTCAGTTGCCACACAAGCCCATATGGTCTTCGAGGCCGGTGGCGTTTCGCTCGTGTCCGCGATCGTTACTTTCTGGGCGGCAAATCCGGTCGGGCAGGTGGCGGGATCGCCAGGCGGACCCTGCGGGCCAGCTGGTCCCGCTGGACCTGTCGGGCCAACCTCGCCTTGCGGACCCGCAGGACCAGCAGATCCCGCCGGACCAGCCTCGCCCGTTGCTCCCGTAGCTCCGGTGTCCCCAGTGTCACCTTGTGCACCTTTCTCGCCCTGTTCTCCCTGAGGCCCTGCCGGTCCCTGCGGCCCGGTAGCGCCGATGCAGCGCGTGGGTTCCAGGAGGCACCGGGGAGAGTTACCGGGAAGCCCCTGCGGACCGCGCGGCCCCTGCGGTCCAGGCGGGCCGACCGGTCCCTCCGGCCCGCGTTCACCCTGGAGGCCCGGAATACCTTGGATTCCCTGCGGTCCTTGAACCACCTTCTCCGCCGGTTGTGACACCGGCTCCTGGCACTTCGGGTCGTTCTTCGGAGCCGTCTTGCAGTATTCGAACTGATTGATCTGCTTATCGTTCGACTGCGCCAGCTTGGTTACGTCGCCGCGCGACTCGATCCAGAACACCGTCGAAACTACGGCGAGCAGCAGAATCGCCACCGCCGCGACAGTTCCGAAAATCCACGCGCGCCGCACGTATTTCGTGCGGTCCAGGTGGCGCGCAACGTCATCCTGGATCGGCCGCTCGTTCTCGTCGCTCATGGCTCCAACACCTTCGGAGTTCCCGTGTCCCAGAGTTCTTCCATGTCGTCCGGATCAACATCCGAATCCCGAACCACCTGTCGGCGGTACCGGAACGCCTGCGTCATCCACAGTTGCTCAAACCTCTGATGCGTGGCGTTCTTCGCTGCGAGGTCCCGGTTTTCCGCGTTGAGACGCTCGATCAGCGTCCCGTCGTCCTCGATCTTGCCCTTCTTGTGAGCTCGCCATGCATTGACAGCCAACCCGATGCCACCAACTCCGCCACCCCCCAGGAGAAGCATCAAGACGGCAACAAGGATGTTGTCATTCTGCATCGCTTCTCCTCCGCTCAAATGCGTCGGCGACCCGTATCTTGTGGATCCAGATCGCCAAACCCTTGCCCAGGAACAACACCCCCGCACCGACAAACACGGTGCCTAACCCCGCGATCGCACCAGGTTGTGCTGATTCCCCAACGCGAGAGTAGAAGTAACCTCCATAAACGACAAGCCCCGAAAACAGCAGCGGCGTTCCGATGATTTCAACCCGGAAAAGCCTTTTCCACGCTCCAACGCCACTGACCAGGCCGCCGGTGATCAGGAACATGTTCCAAACGTACAGCCCAGCGTCACCCAACAGAGTCCTCACACCAAGATTCGGACCCCAGAACAGGAAGAACATGCCCGCCAGGGCAAATAGAAGGTACGAAACCGTCAAGACACTGCGCGGCGGCCTCACATCTTCTACCTCTCGATCTGCTCCTCCGGGACGGGCAAATACCTTACGATACCAGCGTAAGGGCCTTCCGTCAGCGGAGGCAGGTGAGGATGATTCTTCCCAGGTAACCATTCGCCCACGTATTTCTGCTCAGGAGAAGATTGAAGGGACGTGGCTTGAATGGTTTCACCATTCGGGAGTTTGACGCGGTCAGAATTGCCGACGCGCTCCACCCCACCTTTACCGTCAAACTTCTTGATCGTCATGATTGGACTCCGTGCGCCGACCAAATGCGGCTGGTGATGTTGCCGGTGCCAGACGTGCGGCGAGTCTGGACGTAGAAATATTGATGTGTCCACATCGTGAGGTTCTGCGGGATCTGGAACGTGTAGAACGGTGCGATCTGCGTACCGGCCGGAATCGCGGTTGGACCGGCGACAACCTCGCCAGTACCCGCGAACACGATCTGGACCTCACCCGCGCCGGTAGCCGGGGCGATCGCGGTCACCGGCACCGACATCTTGATGTTCTGGAGGAACCCCGCGATCGTGTGTACGGTCTGGAACGCGGCAGTCGAGGTTGGCGTGACGTCGTCCTTGCCGTTATCGTTGCTGATCGCGTAGGCCATGTAAGGCCGCGCCAGCCCGACGCCAGAGTTCGCGTCATCCGCCAGGATCGTATTGCCACTACGGTCGAACCAAGCCCAGAACTGTTGATACCCGTCCTGAAAGGGCAACGGATCCCACATATAGAACGCCACCGACCCATCGGCCCGATACATCCGGACCTCCGGTTGGGGGTCGCCGTCCGGCTCCGGCTCGCCAGTCTGGCCCTTGACCGAGAAGATCGGGACGCCAGCGGACGACACCATCGTCAAACCGCCGTCGCCACGGATCGTCATCGACCCGCCGTTGATCTCGAAGTCACCAGACGAGATCCCGAGTTGGGGGCGAGTGGCGGCCCTGGAGAGCGCTTCCCGCAGTCGACGCTCGACGGACTTCTTCCACTCGGTAAAGTCGTCGTGCTCCGCGCCGACTGGGACCGGCATTAGCCCTCCTCCGCTCCGTCAATAGTGAACTTAACCCGTTCAGCAGCACCGCGTTCCGGCGCGGTAAATTCTACCACAACCGGCGTGATCGTGGAAGTTTCGCCCGGACGCCATAGATCCTTCTTCGACCTCTTGATGATGACGTTCTGGCCGATCAGGTTGGGGTGCCACTGCGACGTACCGAGGTCCACGTCGAACGTGACGATGTCTTTGATGCCGGAGTAGCGCGCTCGCAACGCGCGGGCCTGCGCATCCAGGCGAGCCTGGTAGCCGGTCTGCGGAAGTTCCCCGATGTCTGCGGAGACGTCGAGGCGGGGCCACCCCGCGTCCAGCAGGTCCTGAGCCAGCATGTAGTTCGAAGACACCGGTAAGACCTCGGCGCCAGCATTACCATCCTGCGGGTCGCCCCACACCCGGAAGTAGGTCCCACCCTTGGTGGCGTCCCGCTCGAATGTCCACGCCGGAAGCCGGTAACCCGAAATGGTGTACTTGCTGGCCGGTTGAACCAAAGCGAAGCTGCCCGCCGTCCGCAACTTTTTGATACGTGATCCGTCGGTGTCCTGGAATACGTCGATCGTATAGTCGCAGCCGTTTTCCGCATCGGTGTACAACCTGATCGCGTCGTTGTAGGTCTTCTGATCCGATTCCGCCAACACCACCAACGCCGGGAGGCCGGAGCCAGCCAGGTTCGCCGGAGAGTCCGTGGTGATGACCCCGATATCGCTGTAGGTGAAGGCCTGGACGGTGTCCCAAACATCGATCGGGCCGTACGCAAGGTCCTCCTCGACCAGCCCCTCCCAGTCATTGTCGAGGAATCGGTGGTCCAGATATGAGTCGAACGTCGCCGCCTGGATTCCGACCGTGTCGTAGCCTCGCGTGGCGATCGACCCGGAACAGTTCCAGATGATCCCGCCCCACCAGACAACCTTGTCGCGCATGACCCAGAGTGCGTACCGGCCGCCGTTCTTGCTGATATCATCCGCAAGAATCGCCTGCTCCCGATTCGGGATGTTCCACGTCCCGTTGAACGAGCCGACGCGGGATACGCGCCGGTCGAACGTGACCCCGGTGAGCGGGATATTGGCCAGGAGCTGGTCGGTCAACAGATCCGCCACCAGATACGTATAGACCGGCGTCTTGACCGGGACCGCAAGCTGGTCCTTCGGCTCAAGCAGCGCGGCCCGCATCAGATGAGGTTCGGTCATCAGAAGTAGTTCTCCGCCACGACGTAACCGTTGGCACCGGCACCGCCGTTCTGGTCGGTAGTGGCGCTGAACCCGCCGGTCCCGCCGCCTCCAGGGAAATTACCGGTCGAACCGCCGCTGGCCGACGAGAATTGCGTGGTCCGGATGCCGCCACCCATCGCACCGTTACCGCCGTAGTTGGCGAACAGTGCGATACCGTTGATGGTCCGGCCGCGACCACCGTCGCCACCTCGGAAGTTGTAGTTGCCGCCGGAGCCGACGCCACCAGTACCACCGAACACCAACTGGCTGGTCGTGTTCGCTTGCATGATGACGCCACCCGTCCCGCCGGTGGCGCTCGCACTGCCGATCGAAGAGGAACCGCCGGTCGGGCCAGGCGACCCGAGGCCCGCAGCGCCACCAACCCCGACGGTGACGCCAAGGGAGGCCGCCAGCGCTGACGCGTCACCAACGAGCTCGGCGTAACCGCCGCCTCCACCGCCACCGCCCTCGCCCTGCCCGGTGTTGCCGTCGACCGGCCCACCGCCGCCCCCGGCTCCCCAAACCAAGTGGCGGAATGTCTTGATGTCGGCGGGCTTGTTCCAGGTCCCGTTCGAGAAGAAGGTGTTGACGGTGATGAAGACGTCCTTGCGGATCGCCTTCCAAACCGCGCCGGTCCACACCCGCAGCAAACCGGTGTCGGTCTCGTAGATCCACTGGCCGGTGAACGGCTGACCCGGCCGACCCGTCGACAGCGTAGGCAGAACGCCACCGATTGCGACCGTGTAGACGCGCAGGTCCGTGCCAAGGTCGGTCGCGAGCAGACCGCCGGATCCCGCGCTGACACCGGCGCGGAGGTTGATCGACCGTAGCGGGATCACGCCGGAGTTAACCGGCGGACCACCGGCGGTTGCGTACGCCACCACCCGTGCGCGCTGCTGACCCGACAGGTCGAACGCCGAATCTTCCAGCAGCAACGCGATCGTGTACGGCGTATCCGCCCCACCGCCGTTCGGCAACGCGATGGTCTCGGTGGCGTCGATGACGACCGGGTAACCGCCCTGTGCGGCCGACACGGTTCCCTGGATGATGCCCCGGCACGCGGTCACTTGGACGTTCATCGTACCGGCGACCACGGACACCACACCGCCGCCGTCGTTGATCAGACCGGACGTCACCTTCAGCGGGACGTCGCGGGCCGGAGTCCACAAACTTGAAAGCGCGAGGCGGCCTCGGGTGGCGGTATCCACCCCAGGCTTTTGCGCAAAAGGCCAAACCGCCATTACTTCCTCCTACATCTGCGCATCGCGCCAGAAAATGTTGACGAATCCAGTGTCTGCAACGGAACTTGGGGCAAATTGTACAGAAGTAGACCCACTCTGCGCAAGACAATCTTCCGGAAGGTCGGAGTTGAGCGCCAGCGTGTAGTACCGGTCGATACCCGCGAGCGTCACCGTGCCCGTCCGAGCGTCAGCGATGAGTACCTCTCCGGCAGCCAGGTTCAGCGTGAAGCCCAGCGTCCAGTTCCCGAACGCGTTGACGTAGTAGGGGCCGGTCAGCGGCCCGTTAAATTCAAACCGGAGCGGCGTGTCCACCAATCCGGCGTTGACGATCGACCCGGACCCTGGGACGCCAACCCCCCAGTCCAGGCCGACGTCCCAGGTCAGGCCCGGAGCCCAGGTCAGACCGCCGGACGAGCTCGGGACGTTGAGCGTGATCTCGGACTCGTTGACCGAGTACTTGCGCGGGTCGGTCGCCTTCCACTGGATGCTCGCCTCGGGGTAACCGCCGAAGTAAGGCCGCTTGATCGGCCAGGTTCGACCCACGATCCGCGCGAATGCCATCATCGTCTCGCCGTGTTGACGGATCGTCAGCGGCAACTCAGCCTGCTGGATCTGCGTCCGACGCAAGAACTCCTGGCGAAGCGTCGGGAACAAGTCCTTCGGCGACCAGATCTGCGTGTCGAACGTGATGATGCGCGGCTGGCCGTACGCCGTGCCGGGGAAATCCCCGTGAGCGTGCGGCTTCGGCGTGTCCGACAAGTCGACGCCAGGGAGATCGTCCCAGCCGGTGAGACCCTTGTAGCCGAAGTACGTGTCGATACCCATCACAAGGCCGTCCCATTGGATCTGGGTGTCGGCGTAGATCAACTCATCAGGGCCGACCGTCCCCTGCGGCGCGTAGATCAGGCTCATCAGCCCCGTCCCTTCGTGATAAGCCACCACTCCTCGGCGATTTCCTTCGGGTCCTTGTCGTTCGCGTGGTACTCACCGATCAGCGGTTGCGTGTTGTTCTGGATCTGTCGGATCAGCTCGCTCATCAGCGCGATGAATTCGTCCCGCGACAAAGCGCCACCAGCACCGGTGACGCGCGATGCGACGTTCGGGGTCAGCGCGAGCTGGCTGTCGGCCTGCGCAACCGTCGGAATCTGGCCGGTGAACCCGCCCAGCGTGGACAGGGCCTGGTCGATGCCCTTCTCCAATTCGGAGTTGAAGCCTTCCATGATCCACTGACCGGCCGGACGGAGCAGCTTCTTATCGACTTCTTCCGGACCCTTGACCTTCGGAATCTTGTCGGTCAGTTCCTTCAGCTTGGCGGTGACCTTGCCGATCATGCCCTGAATGCCGTCGATCAGACCCTGGATGATCGCGCGACCGGCGCTAATCAGCCACGACCCCGCGCCGGAGAAGATACCCTTGATGCTGTCGACCACCGAGCTGACCTTGCTCTTGGCCGCGTCGATCGCCTTCCCGATCACGTCCTTCAGCGAGTTCCACACCGACGAGGTCGTGCTCTTGATGCTGTTCCAGATGCTGGTGACCTTATCCTTGACCGCGTTTACGGCCGAGCTAACCGGACCCTTCACCGCGTTGATCGCTGTGGTTACCGCGCTCTTGATAGCGTTCCAAACCGACGTGGCTGCCGACTTCAAGGCATTCCAGGATCCGATCACAAATCCTTGGATCGCACCCCAAACCGCCCTTGCGACCCCGGAGATAGCATTCCAAGTTCCGACTAGGAAGCCCTTAATAGCGGCCCAGGTTGCCGTTACCACCTGCATCGTGATCTTCAGCCAGCCCTGGATGAGAGCGAGCGCCACCCCCACGCCAAACTGGATGACGGCGGCGACCAGCCCCCACGCCGCCTTGATCAGTTCACCGAACACACCCCAGAACGCTCCCCAAATCGCCGTCACCACGTTGATGAACAGCTTGATCGGGGCGAGGAAAATCTGGATCCCGGTCGAGATGATACCGGCGATGATGTTGACCGCTGCCGAGACCGTCGATGTGATGAAGTTCCACACCGATACGAAGAAGTTGCCGACCGCCTGGACTCCGGTCTTAATGCCGTTCCAGATCGTGGTGAAGAAGTTGGCAACCGCCCGCACTCCGGTCATCAGACCGTTGAACCCAGCGACGAAGAAGCCAGCGAAGGGACCGGCAAACCACGCGCCGACTGCCTTCATGAACCCCCAGATCGCGTTCCAGGTGTTGATGAAGAAGTTGCGGAATCCTTCGTTGGTCTTCCACAAGTAGACAAAGGCCGCCACCAACGCGATGATCGCAAGCGCGATCGCGACAAACGGGTTCAGAGCCGCAACCGCGTCGAACGCCGCCATAGCTGCCGTCGCCGCGATCACCGCGACCGTGAATGTCCCGATGCCGACCACCAAGGCACCCAGCACCGACGTGTTCATGTTGCCGAGGAAGTCGAAGAACCTGATCAGCGCGTCCAGGACCGGCCCGCCAATCGGAGCCAGCGCCGCACCGATGTTCCCGAGCGCGTTGCTGACCGCCCGGAACAGGTCAATCACCTTCGGGCCGGTCTCGCGGACGTAGTTCAGGAAGTCTTGGAACTTCTTCGACGTCGACAGGCTCTTCGCCCAGTTGGCCCAAGCCGCAGTGATGTGTTCGATCCCGCCGAGGAACTCTTGCGCGAACGGCGCAAACGCGCCAGTTATCCCGCCGATGAACTGGATCAGGTTCCCCATGATTTGGGTAACCAGCTTGAACACCGGAATGAAGTTCGCGGTCAGGAACGCCACCACCTGCTTAAACGCAGGCGACTGTGCGAATAGGATCATCTGGGTAACGAGTTGCGATACCGCAATCGTAACGACGTCGACCAGCGGCTTGATCTGCTGAAGCACGGTTGCAATCAACCGCATGCCGCCGCCGATGACGGCATAGATGCGGTTGTTCGACCCAAAACTCTTGAACGCGTCGCTGAGGTTATCCTGCTCGGCCTTCAACGCACGCATCTGCGGCGATAGCTTACTCATATCGCCGCCAGCTTCCTTCACAGCCTTGGTATAGTTCTTCCAGGCCGGGATCGCAATCAGCGCAAACGCACCGAGGCCCGCCGCGAGAATGCTGGTGGCGCTCACTAATGCGCCGACCGCAGCGGCCGCCGAAAGCGCCACCGGCACAACCGCCGGTAGGATCGCAATCAACGCGCCGATAGCGAGGGTCGAGCCCTGGATGTGGTTGCGTTCGCCCGCCAACCGTCGCAGCGCCGACACGCCTTCGTCGGTGTCTACCTCGACCGTGACCGTCTCGTCCGGAATCGCCTTGAGCTCAGCTTCGAGCCTGCCGATGGAGGCGTCATCAATATCGACCTCGATGGTGACGGTCTCGTCGCGGATCTCGTCCAGACGAGCCTGAAGCTCGCTGATCGCGTCTGCATTGTCGACGTCCAGCTCGATGTTGACCGTCTCGTCACCGATAGCGTCGAGCTTGGCCTTCAGCTCGTCCAGCTTCTCCAGGCCCTCGATTTCGAGCGGGATCTTGATCTTCTCCTGCTCGAACTTCTTGGCCATTGCCATGGCCTCTTTGAGGTCCTTATTGAAAGGCGAGCGGTCCAGGGTAAGCGTACCCTCAATAGCGCCAGCGTTGAAGTTCGCCACCCTGGACCACCCTTCCTCTCACCCGGCACGGCGGACCGTGAATGAATCGCCCAACTCACTCAGATCCGCACTGGTGAGGTCTATTTTCCTGCCGCCTCCGCTGGAGGGAACCGGCGATCGCGTCGTCGGACCCGGCTCGCTGCCGTCACCCTTCGACAAGATGCCTTCCTCTCGGAAGCCGTTAAGGTAGATCTGCTGTTGATACCAGGGGAGGCTGTCCCATTCTTCGAACGACATCCCCAGGTACCGTCGTGCCAGGTAAAGCTCGATGTGTCTGCTGTGGTGGTTGGTCAGTCGCTCGCTTTTGGGTTCAGCTCACCGACGAGCCACTTGAAGAACGCACCCCAGACCCGAGGCGATAGTTTCTCCAGCATGTCGGCGGCCAAGAAGTTCGAGGTCAGCTCGTCGACCCAAACGAACATCTGCTTGGACTCCGCCTTGAGCTCGTCGTCGGGGATGGACTCAACCCACTTGTCCATCGCTTCCTCATCGCCGGACTCCTCCACCGCCTTACCCTCGCGGAGCAGGTTGCTCCGCTTCTTGCGGTAGTCCTTGAGCCGGTCCATGAACAGCTCGACCTGCGGACCGGACGGCTCCGGGATGGTGCCGACCGGCCCGCCGAACTTGCTGAAGTCGACCTCCATCGGGTCGACTGCTGTACCTGCATCGAATTTCGCCATTTCAGTTCCTCACTGTGCCGGGTGAGTGGTGGTTGGGTTACGGGAGCGCCGGAGCGGTGATGTCCACGATCTGGATGTCGGACGGGCGGCAGAGCGTGGTCAGCCGGACCGGGTACATCCGCTTGTCGGACGCGCGGCGGAAGCTGGTCTCGCCGGAGCCGATCATCGATGCCTTGGGGACGTAGATCCGGCGGGCGAGGCCGAACTTGTTCTGCATCTCCAGGCAGTAGGTCCAGTACGCGACGTCGTCCGCCAGCACCATCTTGCTCGTGCCGGGGGTGCCGGAGGCCGCAGCCGTGACCGTGATCGCGGAACCACCCCACGCGTACTTGACCGACAGAAGCGTGTCCTCCGCGAGCTCGGCCTCCAGGCCCAGCGTCTTGGACTCCTGACGCTCGTCCACCGGGGTCGACTGCTCCTCGATGGTGATCTGTGTCGTGGAGACATCCACGTTCATCTTGAAGCCCTCGTTCGTGGCTCCGGCCGACACCCAGTCAGCCCACGCGGTGTCGGCGGGGGTGAACAGCGGGGTCACGTCGGCCACGATCGGCGCGACGTCGCCGAGGATCCACGGAGTCAGCATCAGAACGGCGTTGCCGACCTTGACGTTGTCCGGGTCGTACAGCACACCAGTCATGGGTTACAGCTCCTCTTCGTCCGGGACCTCCGCGACCTGGACGTAGTCCGGGTGCTTGGTCATGATCTTCCTGGCGTCGGCCGCCGACACCTTGTAGACCTCGCCGTCCTTCATGTCGAGGTCCATGTTGTCGTCCACCAGGTTGTACCCCGGCCGAGTCCGCATCAGGACGTCTCCGGTCTTCGCCAACACGTCCGCCGGGGGATCCACGGCAGGCGGGGTGGCGTTCGGTTCGTTTGCCACGGTTCCTCCTAGCTAGATGGGCTGTAGCCCAGATTCTACATCAAGAAAGTAACTGCACACAAAATAGGTGCGTTCCGCGTCGTCCACTTCGAACTGCTGTGGCCTTCCTCCGACGCGGTAGATCGAAACCACCAGGAAGTTGTCCGCGCCGTACCGCCGACCCGGCCGCGAGTTGAGCAGCGCCTTGTCGATGTCGTTGGCCAGAGCCTCCGCCTCCGCATAGAGGTTCTGAGGTCCGGACACCTTCACCTGCCAGGAGACGTTGTCCAATACGCCGTCGAACTGCAGCCCCAGACCACCGTCGATCGACAAGTTCACGACGTAGTCCACCGGCTGATCCGGCATGTTCGGCCCTGGCTCAAACCAAACGTTACGGTCGTTCCACTCGACCGGCCAGTTGGTCGTGATCACGTCGCGCATATTTTCAAACTTCATCGACGGCCCCTCGCTCTGTCTTTAGCTCTCAACTGAGACTTGGTCAAGCGCTTCACGACGGGTGGGCGGTTGTAAATGAACCGTCCACGGTCCTTGACAGACGGCGCGCCGGAGTTGCGCAGGTCGTTGAACTCGTGCGGCGCGTTCTGATAAACGCCACGCACTACTCGCTCCATGCCGACAATCATCGCGGAGTTCAGGCCATAGACCTGGTAAGCGTCTCGCGCCAGCCCCCGCATGATCCCACGGTGCTCCTTGAACAGCGCGCGAGTCAGGAACTTCCCGCCGCCGCCGTGCGGATGCTTAAGATCCAGCGACTCGTGCTGGAACTTGGCGTAGACCTGGTCGACAACGACCTTGCCTTCAAGCTTCTTGTCGCCGACGATCTTGAGCAGCCGCTGACAGCCCTTGTTGAATTCGCCCTTAGGCATCGCCACTAACCTCCCAATGTGTGGAAGGTACGAATACGCCATTTCGGATAATGCCGACCTGCACTGGCGTCAATACCTGCCCGCGATGCTGAACCTTGATCACCGGGTTGTCGCCGACGAATGGCCGAGCCGCGTCCGTCTCGGAGACACGACCGAACATAGACAAACCTGACGACCCGAGGACGCGGGCAATGCCCGCCTCGACCGCGCGACGGAACGCCACCAGCCCCGTGGGAACCGCTGCCCTTGCCGATGAGGTTTCGACAGCGCGTCCAAATACATGCGTGGCGCTCGGGGCCAGGCCACGGGCGGTCTCCGTTGACGCTGAGAGACCTAGGGGGGTGCTCGCTGCCGCAGCCAGGGGCCGTGCGGTCTCCGAAGATACCGCCCGCGTCAACGGCGTGGGGCCGGAAGCGAACTGGAATCCCGGCGGGTCGTCGCTACTGATCGACGTCCCGCTAATCGCCGTCTGGTTGGCCGTCCCGCTGGTCGATAGATCCAGCAACGGGTCCGACGTCGACGTCTGGTTGTACAGATGGAAGACCGACGGATCCAGCGCTGCCCAGTTACTCGCGGCGAGCTCCAGACCGGCCGCCTCGATCGCGGCATCGCTGGTGTTGTCGGCCGACCACAGCGCGTTGTTGGTCCAATAGGCCCGCGCAGCCATTCGCCCGCCGAAGAAACTGCTTGACCCACCCTGGAACGCGTGCTGGATGGTACCGCCAGCACCGGCGGCCGGGAAATCAGAGATCGAAGCGTTGCCCTGGACGTGCACCCAGACGTCGTCCGTGAAATTGTAAGCCGACAGCCGAGGCGCGTTCGTCCCCGTTTCCTTGCGCCAGACCAGCAGATACCAAACATCTACGACCGGACCGGCCCCGACAAAGTTGCTGCCGCCCGGGTCGCTCGTCCACAAGTTGAAGTTCGCGATGCCGAGCGGGTTCGACACCCAACCGCCGCCGGAGCCGTGGAAGTAGCCCAAAGCCTGGAAGTCGTTGGCCTTGAGAGTCTTGACCAACATCGCAATGGTCCCATACTGAAAACCAGCTGCGTCGCCTACATCGACAGTCAGCTGGTCAGAAGTGCCGTTGAACTCACGGACACTCACACGTCACCCCTGCGCCGCAAGGAACCCGAGCGGGTCGAACGCAAACGACTGCGGGGAGCCGACGTCGAAGCTGACCGGGTTCTCCAGGATCTGCCCGAGCGGGATGATGTCCGCGTCCGTGCCGGTGCCGGTCGCCGGGTCGTAACAGACGAAACACGCACCGGCGATCTGAGCCGCTCCGCCCGTGTTGGTCAGCGAGGCCGGGTCGTCCCCGTTGGCGTTCATGGTGTTGGTGGCGTCATCCACCGACGCGGTCACGTTGGCGATGACCAGCCGCGAGTAGCCAGGGAAGTCGCACTCGTCGTTCGAGGCCGCCAGCATCGCAGCGAGCGTGTCGTAGTCGCGGAGGGTGGCGTCCGCTTCGAGGCCAGTCGCCTTGAGGAAGACCAGCAGCAACGCGTCGGCCGCGTTGGGGAGCTCGGCGTAGTACTTGATCTTGCCGAGTGCGATGTTCTGAACGAAGATGCCGGACATCTGGCCCTCCTAAACGAAAATGATGAGCGTGTCGTCGGGAAGGCCAGCCGGAATCGGCTGTCCCGCGTCCAGCACCAAGACCTCGCCGTAGCCGAAGCCTTGAAGCGCGAGTTCCGAGAGCGCGATGTCGCCGTACCGGTGCTCCTGGATCCACGAGTATCCGCGACCAGGCGGGCAGAACACGTCGGCCGGGGTGAACAGCTTGCCGCTGTACTGGTTGTAAACGAACGCACCCTGCGGGCCGTAGCCGTCCGGCGGAGCCGGGGGTTGCGGGAGGTTGGGGGTCAGGATGCCTTCGGCGATCTTCTCCAGGATCCCGATGACCCACAGGAAGCGGAGCCGGATCGGGTCGTCCGGCTGAAGATCTTTGGACTTGCGGTAGGTCAACGTTACCAGGTACGCGGCGATGTCACGCGACCAGGCCCGGACCGGGTAGATTGCGACCGAGTCGGCGGGAGTGGCGTCGGGATCGGTCGGAATCCCGTACTTCCCGGACAGGTAAGTGTCGATGTTGCCGTCTGCTTCCTTGATCGCGTCTTCGATCTGCGCGTCGGCAAAGGAAGCAGCCGTGGTCTGGTCTGCGTCATCCGCGCCGGGGGTCAACGCGTTACGAACATCAGCAGGGGAGCTGTACACGTTGACCTCCGACGGGATAACTGAGGGGCAGGTTACTGCTGAGCGAAGTGCTCGTCCAAGCGAGCGACGATCTCATCCTTGCCACCGGCACCCGAGCCGGTGACCTTCTTCGCGTACTGCTGAAGAGCCGGGTAGTCCATGTTGTGGTAGTCCTCCGGCGGTTCACCGGTGGACTCGTTGGACAGGTCGGCCAGGCTCTCGTCGTCGTTGCCGTCGCCACCGCTGCCGGGATCGACGTCCTCGACCTTGATGCCGTCGACCGTGTAGCCGGAGTCCGTCAGCTTCGCCGGAGCATCGGCGTCGGGGAGACCGACCTCGCGCATACCGGCCGCCTGCCGGTTCTTCGCCATGGTGAACTCCAGGAGCGCCGTCGAGGCCGCACCCTGGTCGTACATGAGACGCTTGCGCAGCTTCTCCGTCGCCAGCGCCTCCGGGTCGTACTCGTCTTCCGGCACTGCGTGGCCGAGCTTGGCCAGCTTCCGCAGGTTCGCCTCGGGTACGCCGGTGATCGCGTCGCCACGGTTGATCCGCTTGCGGTCCACGACCATGCGGTTTCCCATCGGGGTGTGCCAGGTCACGTAGCAGCGGGTCGCCGTCAAGACGTAGGTCTTGCCGTCGAGTTCGTCGACCAGTTCGGGAGCATCCATTTCCAGGTTTCCTTTCTCCGATCCCCGCGTGCCGAGCGGGGACGACGAGATGAACGGTTGATCAGCTGTTGACGCCGTCGAGCCAGACGGCGGCGAGCGGCTGGTCGATCACGACCGCCGACTGGCGGAGCGTGTCGGAGCGCCAGGTTTCGGCCGAGCGCTTCTCTTCGTACAGCGGGGTCGAGCGGAGAGCCCGCTCGTCACCGATGCCGCCGACGACCTTCTTCTGGAGCAGAAGGGCCTTGTTCGGAGCGATCAGGTCGAGCTGGCGGCTGACCATGATCTGAAGGCCGTAGAAGTCGACCGGCAGCGTGCCCTTGTACTCCGGCGACTGCGCCGCGAGCGGGTTGTTGCGGTAGACCTCGTTGAAGTCGTCGGACGTGATCAGGTCGGTCTTGGTCGACTTGCCGATGACCAGCGTGTCGGCCTCGAACTCGAAGAAGTCCTCCGGCGCGTCGGAGGGTGCCGCGTCGGAGATCTGCTCCATCGCCCCCGCGATGTCGGCCCGGATGGTGCCGGTCGCGCCGGACCACGGGTTGGTCACCGGGATGGTGTCGACGTCGGGGTGGTTCAGCAGCGCCAGCAGGAACGTCCGCTCCCACGTGCGGATCATCGTGTTCTTGATCTGCTGCTGCTGGGTGTTGACACGATCGACCTGGTTGCGGTTGATCATCTCCTGCGAGACCTTCAGACCGAGGGCCTTCTTGACCGTGTACGCGACCTTCCGCGCACCGACCTTCCCGCCCACGACCGGGATCTCGCCGAACTCCTCGACGTCCTCCGCGTTCGCCGCGTCGGAGAACAGCGGCGTGCTCTCCTCGTAGACGTACACACCGGACTGCGTCGGCGGCAGCTTGCGGAGCAGCGCGTCCACGATGAACTGCTGGCTCATCAGCGACATGATCCGCTTGGGGATCAGGGTCGGCTGCTTCACCATCGCGGAGACGGTGAGCTTCGGGCCGTCGTACACGCTGGTGGCGCTGTAGCTAACCATCAGGCTTTACCTCTCTCTCGTTTGAACTGACGGCCCGCGTCAGTTGACCCAGGCGAGGCCGACCGGGTTGGTGGCCACGACGACCCCCAGCGGCTCCCGGCACTCGCCGAC